TGATGGTGCGCAAAGTCCTGATGAAGTTCTGGTGAGAAAGCAGGAAGAACTTTATGAAGCAATTGGTGATGATGATGATGCTTTGCAGGATCATCACCAACAAATCTTTTCATCTTCGCAAATCATTCGGAAGATTGGAAAAAACTGTGCTCGTATGTACCGACAAAAGAATGGAACATCTTACAGGATGTATGGAATCTTTGTTGATGGGAATCGGCTTCTCATGCCTTTGCACTTCTTCCGCGAAGTGAAGGGTACATACGACAAAAATGCATCGGATTGGATCAGGAAAGGTACTAAACTTTGCCTGAAGACGAGTGTTGCTGAGATCAATTTCCCTTTTGATCCAGCTCGTCTCCTGATATCCGATTTTGTTGCCCCCAAAGGTGGTGGGGATCGTCAGCATCTCCATGTTGACTGGTGTTTTTATGATGTGCCTCTTCAGGAAAATAATCAATCCAATTTTCCGAAGATTACTCAGCATGTCATGGATATGGTCACCCCTGAGTCTATGGATGAATTCGATACATTCATCTTTATGAAGGCAGGTGTTGATCAGCCTTTTGAACATTACATCTTTGATGGAGCGGAGGTGGAGATGGAAGAGATCAAATATCGTTCTGATCCAACATCTCCAGAAAAGGATGTGTACATACCAGCGCAGGTATTGTATCAAAAGGTGCGAAATGGTGACTGTGGAGCAGTTCTCATTGGAGTTGGGCACAATCGACAGCCCAAAATCATCAGTATGCACACGATGAAGGTTGTTTCAGGAAGTCTGGAACAAGGTGGAGGCATTCCTTTAGGCAAGGATATGTTTCTTCGTGAGTATATCAACGGTCTTTATGATCGTATCTCCGATGAAAGGAAGGAGGATGCTCCAGGTGCAAAGCAAGCATCAGGCCAAATGGCAATTGGTACTGATCTCGGTGAAGGTTATGAGTATGTTGGGTTGACAGAACATGCCATGGGCAGCGTTGCTTCTTCTACGAAGTACGTGCTTTCACCGATTTGGTCGGAATCTATTTTGGACAGTTGTGATGTCCAGCCTGCTCTTCTTGGAAAGGAGAATGATGACAGGTGTGAGGGGATGGATTCCATACAGCTCATGAAGCGTGAGCTAAGTCGAGCGGCGCGACCTCGGGTCGATTATCCTTATGCGTTGGAGGATGTTGAGGAAATCGAGCAGGAGATGGGAGACAATTTGATTAAGCTTACAAACGCTGAAAAAGTTGTTGTTGATCTTCTAACCGAGGAAGAGGTGTTGAATGGGTGTCACCTAAAAGAAGCGCGCTTTAAGAACCTACAAGCGATGGTTAAACGCACCCACTCAGGTTATCCCTTTTGCACCTGGCCTCAAGCAAAAGGAAAGCTTCACCTGATTGGAGGAAATCAGGGTGAAATCAAAATCATCAATGAACAATTTCGGGAACGATTGGAGAAGTTGGAGGCAGCTCTACGGGCAGGTGACAATAGTGAAGTGATTTATATTGTCAACTTTCTCAAAGATGAGCTGCGTTCATTGAAGAAGATTCTCGCTCTTCGAACAAGAGTGACGAATAGTTTCCCGTGCCACCACACAATGCTAATGAAGAAGTATTTTGGAGCATTTGTGGATTTTCAGCATGGCTCATGGGAGAAGCTGACCTCGGCGGTTGGTATCTCCCCATCGAGCATGGATTGGCAAGTTCTCATCCACTACCTCATGCAAGTTGGAGGTGATGGATTTGATGGTGATTTTGAAAAGTTTGAGCAGTGGTTGTGTGAACAGATTGCGAAAATGATTGTTCGCCTGGTCAACAGATGGTACAAGCGTTTCCATGCAACTTGGGATCCCGTGGACGATCAAGTCCGCGACTTCTTGGTGCACTGGATTGTACATTGTTATTTAGTAGTTGGAAACGAAGTTTATAGAAAATCCAACATGCTACCATCTGGTGCCTATGGTACAACAGTTTTATTCGGCAATCTCATGCTCGAATTTTTTATGCGGTTGGTTTGGAAGCACGTGATGTTGAAGGAAAAACCAGCCTATAGCGGGCAGACGTTCTACACCCGCTTTGTCCGGCTCAAGGGTTATGGTGATGATAACGTGAGCGGACTTGCAAATGAAATTAAGGAGTATTATAATTTCCACACTGTTTCATTAACTTTTGCGATTAAATTTGGAATTTCTTATACCCCAGCGGATAAGGATAAATTTTTTGAGAAGAAGTACAAACCAGTGTTGGACTTACAATTCCTTAAGTTCAGAACGCGTGATGCAGGCATGCTCGGACCGCTTCCACAGCGGTTCTATCCAAGTCCAGACTTTAAGGACTGTATGCCATGCCTGAAGTGGATCTCCAAAGTTCTACCAGCTCGAGAGGCGATTGTCTCAAACTGTAACGATGTGTTGAAGCGTTGTTTCGGTTGGGAGAGACAAGCATGGGAAGAACTACGACTCCATCTTATGGAGTGCTTGGAGAGAGCGCAGATCAGTGAATCGCTCCTGACGTATAGAGCGATAATTGCAATGTGGAATGCTGGTATCATGGATGATAACAATGAAGATTGGGATATCATGTACGAGTATTTGGAGTGGTGTCCAAGAATTCGTAAGCGACGAAATCCGCAGAGAGAGA